CTGGCCAATCAGCGAAAGACTCTCCTGCAAAGAATTTCCAAGCAAAGATCCGTTTGGCTTTTTCGGATAAGCTTAATTGATCGATTATGTTCCGGATATCCTGCATACGTTCCCGGATATATTCGGTATGATCCGGGCTGTCATCGGGTTCGTCGATGATATTCAGCCGTCGCCAATCTACATTCTCATCTACCGGAATAGGCTTGTATTTATGCCGGTATGGAGACGTGTCCGAGGTAACGTTTAACTTTATCATTTGCAGGATATAGAAGTCAAGTTCAGTGTATTTACCCTGTTTGGCTTCCATTAATCGGGTGAGATACTCCGGGGGCTTTTGAAGCAGCATACACATTACCTCGTTCAATACGTCAATAGCTTCGTCTGTCATTCCGGCAAGTGAGCTGTGATACTTAGCGTAATCCAGCCACCTGTCGTAACGTTTTTCAATATATTTATTCAATGCCTCACTTGCCATAGTCGTCTTTATTTGATATATTTGTTTCTGATTGTAAGAGGGTGGCGCTGTGAGGCGCTGCCTTTCTTTTATCTAAGATATTGGAAATAGTTGTTCCATTCTTTTTTAGCCAATTTAGGGGCGAATGAGAATAGGTATCCTAATGCTTTTAGGACAATCCCGGCGATAAGAAACAATCCTCCTATACATATTGAAATAAGAAAGGGAACAGTGAGTAACATTGCTATGATTTTTATATTTACTTTCATGTTTATTCCTCCTCTTCGTTCGTATCAAAAAGATTTGCCATCATATCAACAATATTCGTCTGGATATTATCTTCAGCCCCTAATACGGCATTACTGATATGCTTCTTTTCTTCGATGATCCTGTAGAGCTTCTGGTCAATCGTCCGACGGCCGAGCAGGTAGTAGCAATTCACTGAGTCTTTCTGCCCGATGCGATGGGCACGGCTTTCTGCCTGATCACAATCTGCATACGTCCAAGGTAGCTCAATAAAAGCGACATCACTGGCTGCTGTGAGCGTAATACCGGCACTGGCCGCTTTAATGGAACAGATGATAACGTCCGTCTTCGGGTTCTTTTGAAAGGCATCGACAGAAGCCTGCTTCTCCTGCATATTCTGTCGTCCGGTGACGCAGACGGCGGAAGGAAAAGCTATCATCAGGCGGTCTACAATTTCATGCAGGTTACAGAACAGGATGATCTTTTTCCCATTCTCCCGAAAGTCCTTCACGAAGTCGATAACCTCTTTCAATTTACCGCGTGCAGTAATATCTTTCAGAATACCGATACGAACCATCACTTCCCCTTTCAGTGACTTTTGAATCTTTTCGTCGTCCGCTTCCTTGTATCGTTTCAGGTAATCGATCAAGTCGCGTTCCGCATCCATATATTCCTTGCGGTTCGTTATCTCACAGGAAACAATCTGACGCACTTTATCCGGCAACTGGGTGAGTACTTTCGACTTTTCCCGACGAAAGAAGCAGTGTTGCCATAGCTTATAATTTAGCTCCTTTAGATTGCTCGCTTGGTTAGGGCCGGAACAGTACCGAAGCATGAAACCTTTCCATCCACCCATATCGATCATGCGATCCATAATACCCAATTGTGCAACCAGATCCTTTGGTTTGTTGACAACAGGTGTCCCAGTCAGCAAGATGATATATTCTTTCCCGGATGCAATGCCTTTGCAAAACTTGGTCTGCTGGGTGGCCGTTGATTTGACTTTATGCGATTCGTCGATTATCACGGACTTGAACAGTTTGATCGTGTTGTGAAATTCGACATCTTTCAATGTCCATTTCTCTGCTTTCATGATCCGCCGGACAAAGTATTTTCGTAGGCTTTCGTAGTTTACGATAAAAACCTGGTTCATGCCTGTCTGCCAGAAGAAAGGCCAGCTATCGCGGACGGAATCGGTTAATACCATCGCTTTCTTGTCTGTAAACTTATGCCATTCCCTTTGCCAATTGATCTTGACAACATTCGGGCAGATTACCAGGCAGGGGAAGGCGTCGGCCTTGTTGATAGTGGCGATGCTTTCAAGTGTATTGTGCGTTACAATATAATTGTTTGTCAGATACAAATGATCCGGAGCGGTTACGCTTATACATACGGAATCTTCCTCTCTAATATATTCGATAGACGAGATATACCGTGAACAATAGTTCGTCTTTTTGATGTTCCATTCGGCAGCTTTCCGTTCGAGGTAGAACGGGCAAACCTTGATCCTCACGTTTACTTGAAACTCCACGCCTTTACCTTCATTTCGCCTGTCGTACCTGCGTATGATCGCCTGTCCTCCAAGGGAACGTACCAAAAGGGCAATGTCACGTGCCATGCCATAGGAAAGGGTACTGTAGGTGATCCTGTTTTTCTTTCCCGATCCATCTGTATCCATCAAACCGCGTAAGAGGTCGATGCGCTGTTCCACCGATCCGTGCATGTATTCGTATGGTATGAATTTCTCTACACTCGGTTTGTCTGCTTTGAGCCGTTTGATCTCTTGGTAAAAACGATTTTCGTGGACTGTCGGATTCTTTGTAATGTTGTATCGCGGACACGTGGCGTAATCGTCCCGTATCAATAGCATGTCGCCGGGTAAAAGTTTTCTTACCCTTTCGGCAATAGCCACATCCATATCCGGTGTAGAGAAAGACAGTTTTCCGTTACCACCGCAAAGATGGCCGTCTCCCAAAAGTACCCCCATGATGTAAGGATGGATGATGTATAATCTTTCCTTGTACTTCACAGGTTCACACATTGGGATTTCCCATTTCCGTCTTGTATGGTTATGGCCAAAATCTTTCAGGTTGTAGGTTACGCCGGAATCCATGATCTCCTGTGTTGTCTTGGTGATCCATCCTTTCCCCTTTCTTCTACGGTTGACATCTCGGACACACCACAGATGTTCTGGCCCGCATTCACAGGATACGCCATCAGAGAACGTAACTTTGAACACGCGGCGTTCTTTTTGTGGAAACACGCCGCTTACGGCATATACATTTCCGTCCCTGCCGAATATCTCGTCTCCAATTTGTAACTCTCCGATCCGTCTGAAGCTGTTTGGAGTAGCCACGTAACTACTGACCGGTTGTTGTTTACCAAGTCCCATATCGTCTCCATTGATAAACCGTTTCAGTTGCAAGCCTCGTGCGATTCCTTGCAGTTGATAGGGGTAAGGCTGTACTTTTAGTCCATGTTCTCCGTCTAGTTCCGGCATTTCCGGTATTTGAAAAGCAACATCTTCCTCTGTCTGTGATTGTGCAATCGTTCCCCATTGTACCGGTTCGAAATGGCGAACGTAATAAGTCAATTGATCCAATTCTGCTTTGCATTTGTTGGTTGCCGGAATCAGCCATGCGCCCGTTTGTTTGTCCCACCAGCGGATGGAAACAGAGCTTTTCAGCTTGTCTACAACCTGCTGGCGGTATCTGTCAAACTTCACCGCATAACATTGACCTTTTTCTGTATTTTGCAGTGTAATTGTCATAGTGGTAGGTGTTATGCAAATTCGTCAAACGCTTTTATCTCTTCGGCGACTTCCTCCATTTCTGCTTTTTTCTTGCGGCCGCGTTTCTTCGGCTTCGGCTCTGCTTCTCCGGTAATATCGGATTCTTCAGGAACATCGAAATCGAACGATTCTTGTTTGATTCCATATTTTCCGCCGAACAAGTAAGCGTCCACTTCGTAGTCAAGTCGGCTGACCGCTTGTCTTAAAGCATCCCCATACGGATATCCCTCGCCGGATTCGTCTTCGAATTTTGTAAACGGGACGGAAAGGTTAAGGACTTGTCCGCTTTTCAATAGCTTTTGTGCCTGGATAGAAACACCGGCCGATTCGTCTGATCCACCTTTGCTATACCCAGTGACAACGATATTTTTCAGTTTCTCATTCAGATCATCATCCGAAGGATTTTCGATATTTACAACTCCGGCTTCTTGCATTTCGCAAATCTTGACGGCATGAGTCTTTAACAAACTCATGGCATATAACAGGTCCGGATGAACGAATTGCTGGGATGATTTGGTTACTTCGTTCTTGTAGTTTGCTTCTACAAATCGCTCTGTGTAGTCAGCTGTTACCTGATTGTTTTTAAGTTTGACTTTCTGAATTTCATACACAGGTTGTTCTTTTACTAATTCATCTTCCATACTTTTTAAAATTTAGGATTGTTATAACTTTGGGGCGCTAAGGCCATTTCTGCTTTTGCTTTACTGATTACAGTGCGACACCATTCCAGTTGATGAGTCGCGGTCCGGTTCAAACGCTCACACCAATCGACAAGATATTGTTCATCTTTGCACAGACTGTCAATGATAGCATTTACTGCCTTGGAGGTAGCCCCGGCACGTGAGGCTGTTTCCCGTAACGTATCGAAGACTTCCGATTTCTTTTTCCCGTTCAGATGGTATTTGGCATCTGCTAACAGTTTCCCGGTCCGGGCGATATAGACGGCAAGGTCGTTCCCACGTAGGACAGCTTCTTGGACTTCTTCACTCATGGTAATATTCAGATAGGAATCAATGGCTGCCAACTCGTTGGATATTTTATCTATGGGTGTGATGTTTAAATTCATGTCTGTTTGTCTTTAAAATATATCTTCCGAAAAAAGGATATCCTATTTATTTTCAACCGAACAGCATCCACCACCGGAAGGCAAGTTCTTCGTACTTTTCTTTACCTTTCTGGTAAATCGTATCGCCTCGTTTAATGAATGCTTTGAACACTTTTTGATTTTTCTTGGAGATACCATAGATGAAATCCTGCCGACTGCCTGCGATATCCATATACCAGGCGCGGGAACGGTCCCAATCGAAAAAGTCAATAGCTTCATCGAATTGTTTTTGTGTGCTGGCAAAAGTGCTTTTCAGGTCTCCCCCGAATCCGTAGGTCGGAAGCCACCAATCCCATTTGCACCGGGTATCGAGCGTGTATTTGAAGTTGCCATATTGGAAACATTGGTTCTTATTGACCATGAATCGTTGAGTTTCCGCCTTAGCAAGCACTTGGGCCAGGAAAGGATCGTGTCGGGCTTCCATGCGGAGAGACTTTTTCATGGCTTCTGCCAGTTCCCAATCCTCGCCGGAATACAATATATCGTCCACCATGCGTTTGTCATACCTGACCCTTTCCGGTTCGGTAATCATCGCATCGATTAGGCTGCCGAATTTGAATGCTTTCTCCTTATCCCCGTATTGGGTACGGGGATAGAGGAGGTTCTTTAGTTCCGTAAGGTCCGAGTTGCTAACCTCCGACCGTTGGTAATACGTATCTTGCATCTTCTTCCTTGAGTTTTAGATATTCAATGACTGCAAAGTCAAATTCGAAATTGTAGGTGTTATCCATCAGCCACCGGAACCATTTGCGGCCCTCTTCCGTATCGAGAATCTTTTTCAGAATACTTGGCTCGCGTCTGTATTTTCCGAAGTTTATCCATGAGGACAGATAGAGTTTCTTTTTCATATCATTTGGCTGTTATATCATCGATATACTTTAGGTATGCGGACTGGATTTGCTCTCCGTCCTTATTCACAATTTTCTCGCAGTAGGTAATCATCTTCTTATGTATCTTCTCTAGATCCTCCATGCTCATATTGATTCCTTCGCGCATGAACCACATCTGATATACCTGCATGAATCCTTGTGGATTGGTTATCTGGATCTTCTTCTTGACCTTGGCTTTCGTTGGAGTAGGGGACATGCTGGCTGCTGAGAAATCAAATGCTGCCTGTACTTCTGCAGCAGACTTTTCTGCAGCCGCTTTGGCCTTAGCCTCTTCTTCCCGGCGTTTGCGTTCTTCTTCCTGCTTTTTTCTTTCTTCCGCTTCCTGTTGTTTTCGCTCTTCTTCCATACGGGCAGCTTCAACCGCATTGGTACGGCGTAGCTCTTCCTGTTCTTCCAGTTGTTTGCGGAGGCTGGGGAGTTTGTCGATCAAATCCTGCTTTGTACCCTCTATTTCAAAACGATAACGTTCTGTAAAATCTTTCTTCTTTTGTATAGCGACTTCATTTTTTATTGCCTTACGGGTTTCTGCGTCCATATAGAAGGTTTGTTTGTTGTCAGAAACGTTTTCAACAAAAGCACTCCAGGAGAAATTTATACTTGTTTCGGATATTCGTCGGCATACATCGTTGTAGGTAGCGAGAGTAGCGCGGTTGAACATGCTGTTTAGTGCATTGATATGCTTTTCAACGTATGCGGCATACGCTGTATCCAACATGACAGAGATATCCGATCGGTATTGAGCCTTTTCGTTCTCCAACATCTGTTTACGGCGAGCTTCCTCTTCCCGTCGTTTTTGTTCGGCAATCTTCTTGGCCGCGTATTTGTTACGGGCCTGTTGGAGCTTATAAGGAATAGTGGTGGTCGATTTGACGTCGATAGCCGATTCCAAAGAGGTAAAAGACTTGCTGACCGTAGCCAGAAGTTGCGTCAATGGCTTACGGCGCTTGTTCATGTTCTCGACTGTTATTTTCGTCTTCGCCAAATACTCTGAGACCTTCTCATCCAGTTCATCCGAGTTAATACCTCCCGCTGCTTCAATGGTGTCCAAAAGTGTTTGTCCGGCTTGGTTGCAGTCCGATACGGAAGTCTGGTTGCGTTGCAAGGTGGCAGGAGCCGATTGCATGATCTGATTGAATTCTTCCACTTTAATAAGAGAATTGTTAGCTTGTGTATCCATTGTGATAAATTTTTAAGTGATTGATCGAGTTTATTAAAATCCGGCGTCTTCATCTTCCTGTGATATTGGGGCTGTTATACCTGATGCGGGTACCGGTTCCGCTTGTGGTTGCTCTCCGAATTCCTGTAAAGGGTTTTCCGATTGAGGTTGGAGGGCTTGTGGCTGCTGTCCGGGTTGATTGGGCTGAATAACGGTTGTTTGTTCTAATCCGTAGTCAATATCCTGCGGTTCTTCTTGAGTTTCGAATACAGTAAACTTTCCGGTCCGGACTTTGGGATATCCGTCGAATGCGTGTTTAATCAGTTTGCTTTCCAAGAACCCAGGATCGATACCGCCTTCGTTTGAAGTATAGAGGGCATTCGCCTTACCTTCTTTTTGACGGGTTTGCGGATTCCAACGTTGGTTGTTTTTGTAGCTGTACGCCTCTAAGCGTTTGATATCACCCTCCATCATCCAATGCCAGTCTACAGTCCCATCGGCGCGGACAATACGGATAAAACCACCGATCACCTTATTTGATTTGCGGGGACAGGCCGCCTGATAGGTAACGGTCTTTACTCCGTCAACCAATCCCGGTGAGAATGTATCACCTTCATAGCAAACAACCGGATTATCTACATACCGGACCTGTCCGGCACGCTGGCGCATAACCAATTCCCCATAACCGGTGATGGAAAGGTAAGCACGCAGTTCATAGATGTCGTTGCCATTGTTGTCCTTATAGCCGGTCTTCGTGCTGCGGGGAAGAATATAGCAGTGGGGGCGTCCTGTGGGATCAAGAGACAGGCCGTTTACGGCAATATCTAAGAAACAGCCGTACAGGGACAGTGGAGAACATCTTTGCAGTTCCGGCTTGTCTTGTAAGATTTTCCGGAAGTTGAATTTTTCCTTTTCATAAATCTGTGTTCCTTGGCCGGTTCCCCAGATCGCATTGTACATGAGTATGAACTTCTGTTCAACCCGGCTATCATCCGCTATCATGAGCGGATTTAGCTGATTTAGTTCAGCTACTTTAATTTGAATTTGATTTGACATGATTCTATTGTTTAAAAATTAATTACCAATGTTTCTTTATCGTGTAAACCATTGCCACGCAACCAGATGCCGTAACTATATGCTGGAAATACCCCAAGCAAATAGCGATAATACCAAGTATGGCAAGCGTTCCAAACAGGATGTAAAATCCCCACCTCGCTACTTGAGCGAGTTTCCAGTAATTTGTTTTCATACATCAATGATTAATTGGCAAAAGCCGTTTACTTGTCTTTGAAATAGCGAGTTGGATTTATATTGTAAACATCCTCCGATAACCCTTTACCTGGAGTGCCTTGCCGTGTTAATAATTCATTTAGTAATCGTATGGATTCAGGGCGCATTTATACAAGTCTTCCAACCTGTATTCGATTTTGCCCGGCCGTTTGTAACGCTGTAAAGTACCTTCCGAGACCCATCGCTCCACATTCTTCCGTCCAAAGCGGATACGTGCTTCCTTTTGTCCGATAAACTCTCTGGTTCCGGCTTGTATCTTGGTGATTTGCCAAGCGAGGTATTCAAGTTCGATTTTTCGAAAAGAAGGAATGTTTGGATAGGTGTTATCGGTCTGCATGATTATTCGCTTTTAAAAAGATTCTTTTCGTTTGCATATCGCATAAACTCCGCCATAGAGTGTATCGAGAGTTTTCGGAACACGTTCTTCCGATGATTCTTTACGGTGTGGGACGATATAAAAAGCGCTTCCGCAATCTCTTCGTCTTTCTTGCCATAGT